AACTTAGGTGAGATTGATGACTTGAAATACTTTACTAACAAACTTGTTAGAGGTTTACGTATTCCAAGTTCTTACTTACCAACAGGACCAGATGATGGTGCAACACAGTTCCAAGATGGTAGAGTAGGTACTGCATACATTCAAGAATTAAGATTCAATACATACTGTGAAAGATTACAAAATTTAGTTGTAGAAGAATTTAACCAAGAATTTAAACGTTATTTGATTGAAAAAGGTATCAACATTGATACTGCTATGTTTGATCTACGTTTCCAACCACCACAAAACTTTGCAAGTTACAGACAAAGTGAAATTGATAATGCAAGGGTACCAACTTATACACAGATGAGTGCTATACCTTACATTTCAAATAGATTCGCACTAAAACGTTTCTTAGGAATGACAGAAGAGGAACTTGCAGAAAACGAAAGACTGTGGCGTGAAGAAAATGATGAAAACATAACTCCACCTCCAACAGATTCCGCAGGTGAGCTACGTAGTGGCGGAGTGAGTGCCGCAGGTATTGGCGCAGACTTGGCAGGAGCAGGAGCAGGAGAAGATGAAGCGGCAGGAGATGAACCTGCACCAGTAGATGGAGGAACTGCACCTCCAGTAGATACAGCAACAGGCGGAGGAGCACCTGGTGGCGGTACAACACCTCCTCCAGCATAAATACTTACATGATACTACGTGAACTATTTTATTTTGACAAAGATACTTTGGAGCCTAAGGAAGACAAAGGTTACGATCCAAGTTATGACGACTCTATTATCTCAAAAGATGATACACGTAAAACAAGATTAACACTACGCCAAATTAACAAAATTCGTAAAGCATCTGAGCTACATAAAGAAGAGCAGGAGAAAGAATTACACTTTGTTCGACAGATGTATGGTTTAGCCGCAAACGCCGAACAAGCCGTTTAAATTTACGAGGAAGTTAAATGTCCACAGCCTTTATAATAGGTAATGGAAAATCAAGAGAACCAATCCCATTAGAAGCATTGAAACAACATGGCAAGATATATGCCTGTAATGCAGTCTATAGAGAATTTGAACCAGACTATCTAGTAGCTGTTGATACAAAGATGATATCTGAAATCAACAGGCATAAGTGGCAATATAACCACGAAGTATGGACAAATCCCAACAAGATATACAAAGATTACAACCTTTTTAACTTTTTTGACGAGCCATTAGGTTGGAGCAGTGGCCCTACAGCACTATGGTTAGCTACGTATGGTGATCCTAAGAACCCACAAGCACATCAAAACGATCCTATGTACTTGCTAGGCTTTGATTTCAAGGGCATTGACGCAGATAATATAAAGGGCGAGGGCGGATCGCTTAATAACATATACGCAGATACAGAAAATTACAAAAAAACTAATGACCCTGCTACATACCATGGAAATTGGGCCAGGCAAGTTGGTATCATTTGTCAGAAAAATCCTCAAAAGAGATATATAAGAGTAGTACAAGACAAAGAGGATTACTGCCCAGACAATTTAGTGCAATTAGTGAACTTTTCACACATGACAACGGCAGAATTCATGGAAAACTTTAAGATTTTACAATCTTAATGTAAAACCGGCGCATTTACGCCTATATCTACGCATATTTCTTCAAAATCGTTAAATACAAGTGACAGCCTTACCATATCTAAACAATAGGAGAGAAAAAATGGCAAATCAATCTAAATTTGAAGCGATGCTTGAAAAGTTAATCGCAGAAGACAAAGCGGGAGCTGAAGAGCTATTCCACGAAATAGTTGTTGAGAAATCTCGTTCAATATACGAAGACTTACTTGAAACTGATACAGCAGAAGTTGAAGTAGATGAAACTGCTAAAGACAAAGCTGATGAGAAAGTAGAAGAAAAAGAAGAAGCTAAAGACGACGACAAAGTTGAAGAAGCATCAAAAGAAGACGATGCAGACGACAAAGTTGAAGAAAAAGCTGAAGAAAAAGATGAAGACAAAGTTGAAGAAGCTACTGATGAAGATGAAAAAACTGATGAAGCTACTGAAGAAAAAACAGACGAAAACTTTGCAGATCAAATTACACCAGAAGGCGAAGATGACATGGGTGGCGATGCCGCTGATGACATGATTGCTGACATCGAAGATGATGGCGAAGGTGAAGAAGATAAAGGTGACGACGAAGACTTAGAAGACAGAGTTGTTGACCTTGAAGATGCTCTTGATGATCTTAAAGCTGAATTTGACGGCATGATGGCTGACAAAGAAGGTGACGACGAAGACAAAGGCGACGATGACATGGAAATGGACATGGACGCTGGAGACGACGAAGGTGATGAAGAGAAGGAAGACGAAGCAGTAGCTATTGCTCCGGAATCCGAACTTGAGCAACCAGCATTTGAGAACGCTGAAAAACCAGTTCAATCAAGTGCAGAGCTAATGAGAGAGTACGTTTCAAAAGTAACACCTAAAATGGGTGATGCTGGAACAGACGGTACTAAATCTCCAGTAGCTGGTAAAAACGACATGGGCGGAGACGCTAGTAACATCGCAAAAGGTGGCGAAGAAACTGGTGGCAAAGCTGATGCTCCTAAAGAAGATTCAGCTGGTAACGTAAATGTTCCAGGTGGAAAAGCAAGTAAGAGTATGTCGAAAGACTCAAAAGGCCATGGCGCAGAGAAAAAAGGCGCAGGCGAAAAAGGTGCTGATAGTAAATCAACTATCGGTTCCTAATAGTTTGTTGTTAAGGAGAACTAGGTGATAAACTTAAGAGAGAATTTGACATTCGACCAAGCTAAATTGGTCCTTGAGACTACTGAAAACGACAAGGGTGGAAAAGACCTTTACATGAAGGGAATTTGCATCCAAGGCGGCGTAAAAAACGCTAACCAGCGAGTTTACCCTGTTACTGAGATCAGTAGGGCTGTCAACACTCTTAATGATCAAATTACGGGAGGATATTCAGTTCTCGGCGAAGTTGATCATCCAGAAGGACTTAACATAAACTTAGACCGTGTTTCGCACATGATTACAGAAATGTGGATGGACGGACCAAACGGTTACGGGAAACTTAAAGTATTACCTACGCCGATGGGAACTCTAGTTAAAACAATGCTTGAAAGCGGAGTAAAACTAGGGGTTTCATCGCGTGGTAGCGGAAACGTCATGGAAGATGGTTCCGGACAAGTAAGCGATTATGAGATTATAACAGTCGATGTAGTTGCTCAACCCAGTGCTCCAGGTGCCTACCCGACACCAATATACGAGCATTTGTTAAATGCCCGTGGGGGGTACAAGGCACTAGAATTAGCACGAGAAGTTCGAGGCGACGATAAGGCACAAAAGTATTTGAAGGAATCTTTGGTTAATATAATCAAAGGCCTCCAGTAATAAGGAGAAAAATATGTTGGAAGCACTGAAATCACTTTTTGAAAACAACGCAATTTCAGAAGAGATCAGAGCAGACATCCAAGAAGCATGGGACAAGCAAGTTAGTGAAAACAAACTGGCTGTAACTGCTGAACTTCGTGAAGAGTTCGCTAAGAAATACGAACATGATAAGGCTACTATGGTTGAAGCAATTGACACTATGGTGACTGAAAAACTTCAAGAAGAAATTTCCGAATTTGCTGAAGATAGAAAACAATTAGCAGAAGCTAGAGCCAAGTATGCTGTAGCTATGCGTGAAAACGCAGGTTTGCTAAAAAGTTTTGTTTTTGAACAGCTTAAGAAGGAAGTGGGTGAACTACATGAAGACCAAAAAGTTATGTCAGATAAGTTTGGCAAACTAGAGGACTTTGTTGTAGAAGCTCTTGCTAAAGAAATTGCAGAGTTCCACGAAGACAAAAAAGACTTGGCTGAAACTAAAGTAAGATTAGTACGTGAAGCCAAAGAGCATTTAGCAAAAGTACGCAAGTCTTTTGTTGAGAAAAGTGCGAAGATTGTATCAGAAGGAGTTAGTAAAAAACTTACAAGTGAAATTACTCAACTTAAAGATGATATTGATTCAGCACGTAAAAATGATTTTGGTCGCAAAATTTTCGAAACATTTGCAGGCGAGTATGCAAATAGCTACTTAAACGAAAAGTCCGAAACAGCTAAACTTTTAAAAGTTGTAGATGTTAAAGACAAAGCAGTTGCAGAAGCTAAAGCAGAAGTCGAAGAAGTTAAGAAAATCGTCGAGAGTAAAGACGCAGAAATTAGTAAAATTTCTGATGCGGCTAAACGTAAAGAAGTAATGCACGAATTAACTGGACCTTTGAGCAAGGATCAGCGTGAGATTATGGTAGACTTACTGGAAAATGTACAGACAGATGGTTTAAGAAAAGCATTTGACAAGTATATTCCGGCAGTAATTGACGGTAAAACTCCAGCGAAGAAGAAGGCTACTCTTACAGAGTCCGAGGCAAAAGAAATAACAGGCAATAAAGAATCTAACGTTAGTAGAGTAAGTCAAGAAACTAATGACAATATCATTAGTATTCAAAAACTTGCTGGATTGAAATAAGGAGAAAACAATGTCAGAACTACTAGAAAGTCGCTGGCAGGATACCAAAAC